GGAGCACCACCTTGCCAAGGTGGGGGCCGCGGGTTCGAATCCCGTCTCGCGCTTTCAATTTTGCCCGGTTTTACCGGGCTTTTTTCGTATCGTGTTGCATTTCATGTTGCATGGCATTTTCTAAAAGCTTATACCAGCTATCCGGATTGCGCTCTTTAAGGAGTTTTATGAGCTCTTCCGGTGATAGATTTTCTTTATCATTCACAGAGGACTTCTCCGAATTTACAATGCTTTCAAAGTAGTTATCTATGGTATTGTCAACGCGCACACGCTCATCTGAGAAAGTCTGTGTATAGATCCTTTTCATTACCTCATCGGTTTTCCATCCACCGCGCTCCTGAGCATATTTGTCCGGAATCCGAAGCAGAGCCATGACAGAGGCGTTGAGATGCCGAAGGTCATGGAATGTGATAGGGGACATTCCATTATCGTGCTGAAGCTTAATCCAGCGGTGATACAGCGCTCTGCCGCTCATCGGCACAAGTACATCACCATCTACCTGATCGATTAGATTCTGTATGTATGGAGGGATCTGTAAGCGGCGGTTACGTGTTGGGTTTTTAGCCAGTTCTTTACGTACGGGCTTATTGTTAATGTCTACAACTACCTCATGTATCGTAATGTAGTTTCCTGAGATAGACTTGGATTTTGTCAGCCCACGGACCTCAGACATGGAGAAGGACAGCCAGGCAGCCAGCAATACAGGTAATTCGATATCAGTCCCTTTAATGATGTTCAGGACGGTTTTTGCTGGCGGAAGTTCCACCAGTCGGGGCGTAACAGTGGGGAGTTCTATCTGTTCAAAGTCGAGATCATTTACGCCGTATTTGTTCAGCACAGGACGGATCAGGCCCCACTCATTGCGTACACGCTTGGCAGATATGGGCTTTCCTTTTTTAGAAGGGCTGTTGGCCGGTCTGCGGGCTTCTGCGCTCAAAGCTTCCTGAAGGATTGTTATATCAATGTCTTTGATGGGTGTATCCATCAGATCAGGAAAAGCGTTCTTCTGGATGCACCGATAGTCCTGGAGCGTAGTGGGAGACCGGTTCAGGTTCTCTCTGGATTCGATATATTTATCGATTGCCTGGGATAATGTGAGTTTTCCATAATCCTGCCGTTTCCGGATCTTGTCAGGTGTTTTGGACGCCTGAAACTGTGCAGCAGCCAGTTCAGCCCGTTTCCGTCCTGCCGGACTGGGATCGTCATCGGTAAAAGATTCATAGATCCTTTTGTTCTTCCATTTCTGGGTCTTTTCATCGTATATTCGTTCCGTATGGCTGTAGGCCAGACAGCGCCATGAGCCGGACGGAAGTTTCTTTGCTGTTGCCATATATCATTCCTCCTTAAAAATGAGCATAAAAAATACACCTGTACAGGTGTAAGGAGGTATGGTACAATGTAGGTGGTTAGTCTATATTGTATTGGCCTTCGTAGCCTGTACAGAAAATTTATTCAAAGCCGTTCAGTGTTCGTAGCACTGGGCGGTTTTTGCAATATAAAGAACTATCTCCAAGTTGCATGACGGGCATGGAGAAGACCATTTTTAAATGTAATTCGTATACTGGACTCTGCATCTTGGGAATACCAACGCACTTGTAAATAGTCGTAGGTTTCACTTCCTATTTGTCTACGTTCAGTATTTCTAACTTCATGTTCTTTGCCTAAGATAGATATTACTTGATCGTAGGTCATGCCCTCTTGAAGCTGATTATAGAGATCTTCTGAGGCATATTTTCTTCCATCAATAGTCATGTCAATATATTTGCCGGTTGAATCATATAAGCATCCATCGGCTGCTACGCCGGGCCAAGATGGTAATGTTCCGTCATTATCTATCCAATACCATGTACCATCTTCGTCTTGAATCCATTCATTTTTAGCATACTCACCATTATCTTTTACATAGAACCAAAGATTATCATAAGTGTTAATGCTGCTGTCAGTTTCATGGGTATGTGTCCACGTCCCTGCCAAAGCAGTATTGGCTAAAATGGTTGACATCATAAGCGTTGCTAAAAATAATTTTGCCTTTTTCATACCGATTTTCCTCTTTTCTTTTGGTTTTTATTAAACCGCCTTTTGCGTTTTAATACATCACTTTTCCAATCACCTTTCCCATACAGACAACATTATCCCCCTCGTGTATGGGGATATTTTTATAATCTTTATTTCTGGAAATCAGTTCTTTTTCTCCCAATTCTTTGATAAAGGCATCCCCATTTACTATGAATACGCCAATATCACCGATATGCATTTCTGCGTCCCGTTGCACCAGTGCAATATCCTCATGGGAAAAATCCGGTTCCATGCTGTCGCCGTTTACATCAATGGCAAAGTCGGCTGCCTCATATTCTGGCAGTGCCGGGAGTTCAATATCATCTTCGGCTTCGTTTCCCAATATGAAGATTCCTGTTCCGGCAGATACTCCAGCCCGGAAGTAGGGGAGGACAAGGATTTTGTTCTTTGGTTTAGGGTGAAATTCTACTATAGTATTAGCTTCCAGAGAGCCAGTATATAGATAACCCTGTTCCTCCTCCATTTTTTGGGCTTTTAAAAGAATGTCAGAGTAATCAATAACTTTCTTTTTGTTAATATCGGAAAGTTGCTCATAGTTTTCCATGAGTTTATTGGGTTTCCCATGGAATTTTAGAAGGTTCTGCGCAAGTTTGATTACTTTTTCATCGGATGCTTCTTTACCAGAGCAGGATTCATCGTATTTTATCCAGCCCATAAGATATGCAGGGGAAACATTTAATACTCTAGCAGCATCTTCTATTTTATCTGATGGAATATTGGTAATAATATCATTTTCATATTTATATAGGCTTTGCTTTGATACATTAATTTTACTAGCAAAATCAACTTGACTTATGCCAGCCTGTTCTCGTAACTGTTTTAATCGTTTTCCGACTGTCATATAGAATCCTCCTTTGAAGTAACTTTATAATAGCACAAAAATGTTATAAAAGCAATAAAAAATATCTTGACAAGTTACAAAAATGTGATATCATATAAGTATCTTAAAAAGTTACCAAGGAGGTGGTGCGCGGTGATAAGAACAGATGAATTGAGAGGGATTATAGCCAAGAATGGTCTTTCTCAATCAGATGTGGCATTAAAAATTGGGATAACACCAAAAACGTTTTACGAAAAAATGAAGATAGGTGTTTTTGGAAGTGATGAAATTCAGATTATGATAGATGAACTTCATATTGAAAATCCAGCAGCAATTTTTTTTGCTAAACAGTAACTTTTAAAGATACCATATTATAAGGAGGTTACACAAAATGCACGAGTTAATGATTTTTGAAGGTCACGAAGTAGAAGTATTTGAATTGAATGGAACGGTACTTTTTAATCCGTATCATGTAGGAGAGTGTCTGAAACTTTCAGATAGTGCGGTAAGGAATTATCTGGCTAAGATGAATGAAAAGCAGGCGGTAATATTGAAAAATTCGGATGTCCGAGATAAGGACATCCGAAAATTAAACAACGCTGGAGAAAAATTTATTACAGAGAGTGGCGTGTATAAGCTGGTCTTTAAAAGCCGCAAGCCAAATGCAGAAGCCTTTACCGATTGGGTAACGGATGAAGTCCTTCCCACGCTCCGCAAAACAGGCTCCTATGAGATGCCAAAGGCCAAAAAGAGTAGATCAAACCGTACCGCATTATCATCAGCCAACATGATGGTTAAAAACGTCATGAGCGTTTTGGAAAAAGCAAAAGTTGAACCTGTATTTATTGCCGCTGAGGTAAAGCGCCTGTATACAGATCTGGGATATGAGGTAAAGGCTCCTCTGGTAACGGATAAAGAAACCATGTCAAAACTTTATGATTGCACGGAAATGGCAAAGGAACTGGGAATCTATTCTGCTAATGATAACCCACATAACCAAGCTGTGAGCGTTATTATCAAGAAATTACATATACCAGACAGTGAGATCATCACTACAGCATTTAGCCAGAATGGACATGATGGTGTAACAGTTCAGTATAAGCCCTCTGTTTTAGATGAAGTAAAAGCTTGGTTATTTGAAAACAATTACCCAGCAAGAATTCCTTATGTAGATTCCAAGGGGAATAAGAAAGTTTGTACAGTGATGTATAGCAATATAGACCGGTAGAAACATTTTTGTTGTAGGAAAATTGATATGCGCTGTGAATAGCTTCTTGAAAGTGATGGTTGATAGTAGCAAAAGCGTATTACAGCTTCTTTTCTAAGTGGTAAGCCATCGGCATTTCACCGAAGCACCCGATATAAGACCATGCGACGGTCTTATATCCAAGTTTACGCCACTGATCCGCTAAGTGAGCGGAATAGACGATTCTCTTTATACTATCACCTCCTTTCAAGAGGCGATTCACGGCACATATCATTATTGTAACACAAAAGCAGGAGGTGAAAGAGTGATATTCAATAATGTAAGACACCTTTGTAGAGAGAAAGGAATTTCGATTACAAAGTTAGAAGATGATCTAGGGTTTGCGAGAAGTTCCGTGTGTAAATGGAACAAAAATGAACCCGGAATCCGCAAAGTCCAGAAGGTAGCTGAGTATTTAGGGGTGCCGATTGAGGAACTGCTAAGGGAGACTGAGGACGGGAGGTGAGAGAGGTGGAAGAAAAGAAAAATCCACATCCAGATTGGAGAATGTGGATTATAACAGCGACCATGGTTATTCAACTTTTGAACTCGATTCAGTATTATCAGGCTTGGAATCAACTTCAGGATTCAACTGAATTGCAGAGTCAGGTGTTGCAATATCAAGTTGAGAGCTTGAAGACAATAAATCAGGCGCTGGATGGCTGGAAGTAGTATCGTTCGTTTGGCTTAAAGTTTAAGAAGGAGGGTACGCAGAATGAACAATTTAAGAAAAGCGACTCTGACAACTCTGGAAGTGGCAGAGATGATGGAAGTTTCACACAACGATGTGTTGAGAAAGTTGGATGGGAGAAAGGATCGTAAGGGATACATTCAGATATTGACTGAAAGCCAAATGGCTGTGAGTGATTATTTTATCCCTTCTACCTATCAGGATGCCAGCGGAAAGGAAAACAAGTGTTATGAAGTTACCCGTATGGGATGTGATTTTCTGGCAAATAAATCAACCGGAGAAAAGGGAGTGCTGTTTACAGCCAGATATGTAAAGCGATTCCATGATATGGAGAATCCCAAAAGTCAGATTCCGCCAACGGAGCATCCGGGAGAGGTGGCGAATCTGCTCAAAGTTCTTTCAAATCGGATGGACAAGCAGGGAATCGCTCCATATAAATCCGCTGAAATGGTAAAGATGGTTTGTGAACAGTTTGGAATTCAGCTTCCTGCTGATTTTGTGAAGGTTCCAGAGTATGAACAGGTAACTTTAAAAGCATTATTAAACGAAGGATAGGAGGGATTGGTTTTGAGAAAAACAGTTTTAAATCAGGTAACTTTTAGTACAGACGACTTGAGCGAAATTCAGGGATGCTTTGTATGTAAGCTGACAGATGGCGTTGACGATGATGGAGATGAAGTGATTTTTCTTACATTCTTCAACCCTATGACAGGAAAGTATATTGAGGTGGAATTTGGAGAACATGGATTTGTTTTCGTTTCGGACCCATATAAAAGTCTGGAATAAGGGAGATACGAGAAGGAAGTTTAAGAGAGGAGGTATCCCACATGACAGCAAGGGAGTACATGGCCTATAGCAGGCAGCGGAGTGATAACATTAAGGCCATTATCGCAGAGCATAAGCAGCGTAAAGGTATGACTGATGCGATGGTAGCCAAGGCGGCAGGCATCAATCCGGGGACATTCGTCCAACGAAAACGGAATCCCGGAACGTTCCGGCTGAATGATCTCTGGGCGATCTGCAACGTGCTGGATGTGCCGGAGGAACAGAGAAATACGATCTTATAGGAGGGAATCATGCAAACAGAACCAATTAAGTATCAGCCCCCAGTGGAGGGCGTTGTAGTCACTCAAGAGGAAGAGGAGCAGATCCTGAAGCTGGGCCGGATCATGAGGGAACAGCTGGATCAGAGCCATAAGGATGTGCGGCTGTTCGGCAGGATGTCTACGGTGATGGCGTTCCTGCTGGGGGTTGAGACGGTGCTGTTGTTGGTGGCTACCGGAATAATAGCACTGTGAGAGGAGGTGAAATGTATGAATCAGAGATTGAAGCGTAAGATCGAGAAGCGCAGGAGACAGCAGATCTGTGAGGCGCTGGATCTGTGTTTGCAGATCAATGGATTACAGAAAAGTGACCAGGAATATACAGGGAATCATCCTACGGCATTCTGTGGCTTTAGCGGACATGTTGCTAATGTATCTATAAGAATCTACGCTCGAGGATGGAAAACGATGGAGGACCCGGACAGGGAATTAAATGCTTACATCACTTACCCCGGTGAAATGGATCAGATGCTCCGCGAGCTGAAAGAACTGAAAAAGGACCTGCACAGCGGCAACTGTGGTAGGTCCAGAAACTAAAACAACACACCCTTATTATAAGGGGAAATTTGGAGGAATGCAAGATGTCAATGAAGATCAATAAGCTGGAGATCGAGAACGTAAAACGTGTGAAGGCGGTGAAGATCGAGCCGACCGCCAACGGCCTTACGATCATCGGAGGGAAGAACAACCAGGGGAAGACCTCTGTCCTGGATGCGATTGCCTGGGCCCTGGGAGGGGACCGGTACCGTCCGTCCCAGGCACAGAGGGAAGGCTCCGTAATCCCGCCCAACTTACATATTGTTATGAATAACGGCCTGATCGTGGAACGCCGGGGAAAGAACAGCGACCTGAAGGTGACGGATCCGAACGGGAAGAAAGCCGGCCAGCAGCTCCTGAATGAGTTTGTGGAACAGCTGGCCCTGGACCTTCCCAAGTTCATGGAAGCGACCAGCCGGGAAAAGGCCCAGATCCTTTTGCAGATCATCGGTGTGGGCCCAAGGCTGGCAGACCTTGAACGGCAGGAAAAGGAGCTGTATAACGAACGGACCTATATAGGGCGCACGGCAGACCAGAAAGAGAAGTACGCAAAGGAGCAGCCCTATTATCCGGAAGTCCCGTCCGTCCCTGTATCCGCTTCCGAACTGATCCGCCAGCAGCAGGAGATCCTGGCACAGAACGGGGAGAACCAGAGGAAGAGGGAGCGGCGCCACCAGCTGGAGCAGGAATACCAGTCCGTCACGGAACAGATCCAGGCGCTCCTTGCAAAGCAGGGGCAGCTGGAGGCAGACCTTAAGATTGCAAGGGAGACCTCAGAAGGGCTTACGGATCGGTCTACCGCAGAGCTGGAGGAGAATATCTCCAATATCGAGGAGATCAACCGTAAGGTGCGTGCAAACCTGGACAAGGATAAGGCGGAAGAGGATGCCAAAGGATACCGGGAGCAGTATAAACGGCTGACTGCCCAGATCGAGGAGATCCGGAGCCAGAAGACAGACCTGTTAAAAGAGGCGGACCTGCCCCTTCCAGGCCTGGGCGTGGAAGACGGGGAACTGGTCTACCACGGACAGAAATGGGACAATATGTCCGGCTCCGAACAGCTGAAGGTATCCACTGCCATTGTGCGCAGGCTGAACCCGGAATGTGGGTTTGTGCTGCTGGATAAGCTGGAGCAGATGGATCTGGATACCCTGCATGAGTTCGGGCAGTGGCTGGAGCAGGAAGGGCTGCAGGCCATTGCAACCCGCGTATCGACGGGAGGGGAGTGCAGCTTGATCATTGAGGACGGATATGTAGCCGGACAGGAACATCCGGCAGCAGAAGAAAAGAAGGAATGGAAGGCAGGTGTATTTTAAATGGAGATCATCAGAGGAAAACTGCCGGGGGCAAAAAAGGTAGTGGTTTACGGGCCGGAGGGCATCGGGAAGAGTACCTTTGCTTCCCGGTTCCCGGATCCGCTGTTTATTGATACAGAGGGAAGCACCAAGGACATGGATGTAGCCCGGACGGAAGCACCCAGCAGCTGGATGATGCTGATGGAGCAGGTGATGTATGTAAGGAAGCACCCGGAGCTCTGCCGCACATTGGTCATTGACACGGCGGACTGGGCGGAGATGCTCTGCGTTACCCAGCTGTGTGACAAGAACCAGAAGAACAGCATTGAGGAGTTTGGCTACGGAAAGGGGTATGTATATCTCCAGGAGGAATTCGGGCGGTTCCTGAACCTGTTGGAAGAGGTAGTAAAGGTTGGGATCCATGTGGTTTTGAATGCCCACGCTAAAATGCGCAAGTTCGAGCAGCCGGATGAGCTGGGCTCTTATGACCGCTGGGAGATGAAGCTGAGCAAAAATGTAGCCCCTATGGTAAAGGAATGGGCGGATATGGTTCTGTTTGCCAACTATAAAACCTTTGTGGTGAACGTGGACGGCCAGGGAGCCCAAAAAGGGAAGAACAAGGCCCAGGGCGGAAAACGGGTCATGTATACGGCCCACCACTGCTGCTGGGATGCAAAGAACCGGTACGGGCTGCCGGAAGAACTGCCCTTTGAGTATGCAGGGATCCGGCATATCATAGAACCCTCCGGGGCACCGGAAAAGGTAGAAACACCGCCGGTTAAAGAGGCAGCTCCGCCAATCCCACCAGTACAGGCACCACCTGAAACAACAGAACCTCCGGTCAGTAACAAGGGCCATGAGGAGCCTGCAAAGGAAGAGAAAGCAGCGCCACCAGTTAGGAATGAGGGCGTGAATCTGGACCCGAGGATACCCAAGAAGCTGAGGGATCTGATGGCAGCAAATGACGTGTGTGAGTGGGATATGGAAAACGTAGTATTTGCAAAGGGTTATGTCACCGAAGGGACGCCCATCTGGGAATTTGAAACCCAGAACCCGGGAATCATTGACGGGCTTTTAGTTGCATCCTGGGATCAGGTATATGCAGCGATTAAGGAAATGAAGGAAAAAGACGCATTGGTATTTAATTAAACAGGAGGATCAAGATGATGGCAGATTTAGGACAGGAAATTGGATGGGATGACGAGATTGAAAACGAGGGTGCCGATTTTGAGCCGTTACCGGAAGGCACCTATGAATTTGAGGTACGCACGATGCAGAGAGGGAGATTCCCTGGAAGCGACAAGATGTGCGCCTGCAATACTGCGGAACTGACATTAGTGATTGTAGATAATGATGGCAAGGAGCACCAGGTTTTTGAGAGCTTAAAGCTCAACAGCAAGATGGAATGGCTGTTAAGTCAGTTCTTCTTATGCATCGGCCAGAAAAAGAAGGGAGAAGCACTGCGTCCGAACTGGAACGCCGTCCCCGGATCCCGCGGAATGGCGGAGATCACAGTCAATGAATATAAAGACAAGAATGGGAATGCAAAGAAGAACAACCGGGTCGGCAAATACCTTGCCCCGGAACCGAAGCAGTTTAAGGCAGGTGTATTCTGATGGAATTAAGACCTTACCAGGAAGAAGCAAGGGAATCTATTTTTGAAGAGTGGGATAAGGGCGTCCAAAAGACGCTCCTGGTTCTCCCTACCGGCTGCGGTAAGACTGTGGTATTTGCGAAAGTGGCAGAGGATTGTGTGCGCCGCGGGAACCGGGTGCTGATCCTGGCCCACAGAGGTGAACTGCTGGAACAGGCAGCGGATAAGATTGGGAAAGCGACCGGTTTGGGATGTGCAACAGAAAAAGCGGAGCAGTCCTGTCTGGGGAGCTGGTTCCGGATCACCGTCGGGTCTGTCCAGACCCTTATGAGGGAGAAACGGCTGGGACAGTTCCCGGCCGGTTATTTTAACACGATCATCATTGACGAGGCCCACCACTGCATTTCAGACAGCTACCAGAAGATCCTGCAGCATTTTGATTCGGCCCATGTGCTGGGCGTGACAGCCACACCGGACCGCGGGGACATGCAGAACCTTGGACAGGTATTTGACAGCCTGGCTTACGAATATACCCTGCCAAAGGCAATCCGGGAAGGATATTTATCCCCGATTAAGGCCCTGACAATCCCGCTGCAGCTGGATTTGTCCGGCGTATCCATGCAGTCCGGGGACTTTAAGGCAGGCGATATTGCAACCGCCTTGGACCCGTACCTGTACCAGATCGCGGATGAGATGGAGAAATACTGTAAAGACCGTAAAACAGTGGTGTTCCTCCCGCTTGTAAAGACCAGCCAGAAGTTTAAGGAGGTCCTGAACGAAAAGGGCTTCCGTGCAGCGGAGGTAAACGGGGAAAGCAAGAACCGGGCGGAAGTGCTGGAAGCCTTTGACCGGGGGGACTATAACGTCTTGTGCAACTCCATGCTACTGACGGAAGGATGGGACTGCCCCTCTGTTGACTGTGTGATCGTACTGCGCCCTACGAAGGTACGGAGCCTGTACAGCCAGATGGTAGGACGCGGGACCCGACTCTGCGAAGGGAAGGACCATCTCCTTCTGCTGGATTTCCTGTGGCATACGGAGCGCCATGAGCTGTGCCACCCGGCAGACTTGATCTGCGAGAAGAAGGAAGTGGCCCGGAAGATGACCGAAAACCTGGAGGAATCCGCCGGCTGTCCGGTGGACCTGGAGGAGGCGGAGAAACGGGCTTCCGAGGATGTGATCGCAGAGCGTGAGGAATCCCTTGCCAAGCAGCTGGCGGAGATGAAGAACCGTAAAAAGAAGCTGGTGGATCCATTGCAGTTTGAAATGAGCATCCAGGCGGAAGACCTGGCCGGGTATGTACCTGCCTTCGGGTGGGAGATGGCCCCGCCGTCGGACAGCCAGAAACGGGAGCTGGAAAAACGGGGGATCCTTCCCGATGAGATCGACAACGCAGGGAAGGCAGGCAAGATCCTGGACCGTCTCCATAAGAGGCAGGAAGAAGGGCTCACAACCCCGAAACAGATCCGGTGCCTGGAAAAATACGGGTTCCGCCATGTGGGTACCTGGAGCTTTGAAGCAGGCAAGCATATGATCGACCGGATTGCAGCAATGGGATGGAGAGGGGCGCCTCCGGGTGTGGACCCCGGGACGTATATACCAGAGAAATAAGGAGCAGTAAGACATGGAACATAACCAGTATGACCTGTTGGAGGTCTTGGATCATATAGAACCGGCAGAACTGGATTACCAGCAGTGGGTGAACGTGGGGATGGCCCTGGAGATCGAGGGGTACGGCGTGGACGTCTGGGATGCCTGGAGCCGCAGGGACCCCGGCAGGTACCATCCTGGGGAATGCCGGAAGAAATGGGCGGGGTTCCATGGGGCAGGATCCCCGGTGACTGGAGGGACCCTTGTACAGTATGCAAGGGAACAGGGATGGACGCCTCCCTGCGACCCGGGCGTGGCCCTTGGATGGGATGATACCATATCAGCCGAAGGCGTGGTGGTGGACAGCAACTGGGTAGAAGACAAGGACGTACAGGAGCCATTAAGATGGAACCCGGCGGACGAGCTGATCCGTTACCTGGAGGCCCTGTTTGAGGCAGGGGAAAACGTAGGGTATGTGGTAAAGAGCTGGCAGAAGGATGAGAAATGGCTGCCGGCTGATAAAGGTGCATATGACCGTACGGCAGGGGAGCTGATCGAGGCGCTTTCTGCCTGCGGCGGGGACATAGGGAAAGTCCTGGGGGACTATAACAGCGAGGCGGGCGCATGGATCCGCTTCAACCCCCTGGACGGGAAAGGCGTCCGGAATGAAAACGTGACGGAATACCGCTATGCCCTGGTGGAATCGGACAGCATGGAGATCGGCAAGCAGCACGCCCTGATCCGAGAGCTGGAACTTCCGGTGGCCTGTCTGGTCCATTCCGGCAGGAAGAGCCTCCATGCCATTGTACGGATCGATGCGGCGGATTACGGGGAGTACCGCAGGCGGGTGGATTACCTGTATGACATCTGCCGCAGGAACGGCCTGGAGATCGACCAGCAGAACCGTAACCCGTCCCGTCTGTCCCGGATGCCTGGTGTCATGCGCGGGAGCCAGAAACAGTTTTTGGTAGATACCAACATCGGAAAAGGGAGCTGGGAAGAGTGGAAGGAATGGATCGAAAGCGTCAATGACGACCTGCCGGACCCGGAAGGCCTTGGGGATGTGTGGGAGCAGATGCCGGAATTGGCCCCGTGCCTGATCGAAGGGGTGCTCCGCCAGGGACACAAGATGCTGATCGCAGGCCCTTCCAAAGCCGGTAAATCCTTCCTGCTGATCGAACTGTGCATTGCCATTGCAGAAGGCCGCAAATGGCTCTCCTGGCAGTGTGCACAGGGGCGCGTACTGTATGTAAACCTGGAGCTGGATCGTGCCAGCTGCCTGCACCGTTTCAAGGACGTATACCAGGCCATGGGGTTGCCGCCGGAGCATCTGGAAAACATTGACATATGGAACCTGAGGGGAAAGTCAAGGCCCATGGACAAGCTGGCCCCGATGCTGATCCGGAGGGCGGCAAAGAAGAATTACATTGCAGTTATCATTGACCCGATCTATAAGGTCATCACCGGGGACGAGAACAGTGCGGACCAGATGGCGAACTTCTGCAACCAGTTTGACAAGGTGTGTACGGAACTTAAGGTTGCTACCATTTACTGCCACCACCACAGCAAGGGCAGTCAGGGCGGAAAGAAGTCCATGGACCGTGCATCCGGTTCCGGAGTGTTCGCCCGCGACCCGGATGCCATGCTCGACATGATCGAGCTGGAGCTGTCAGAGGATGTCTTAAAGGCGGAGGAAAACAAGGCAGTCTGCGGGGCCTGTAAACAGTATCTGGACGCCCATTTTAAGTGGGAGGATGACCTTTCAGAGGATGACCTGTGCAGCGCCTACCAGATGATGAATTACTGCGAGAACCGGCTGGACAAGTGGCAGTGGCTGAACTTGCAGCGCATCGTGGAAGAGGCAAAGAAACGGGCCAGGGGGCTGACGGCGTGGCGGATCGAGGGGACACTGAGGGAGTTCCCAAAGTTCCCCGCAGTCAATGCCTGGTTCAGCTATCCGGTCCATCAGATGGACACGGTAGGAGTGTTGGGAGACATCCAGCCAGAGGCAGAGATGCCGCCATGGAAACGTGCTATGGACAAACGAAAGCCCAAAGAGCAGAAGGCAAAAGAGCGGAAAGAATCCATTGCAACGGCTTATGATGCCTGCACAACAGATGGAAAAGTGACCGTTTCTGACCTGGCTGAGTACCTGGGAGTGACAGAAAAAACGATCCGGAACCGATTAAAAGAGCACGGAGGATTCGTGATAGACGATAGTGAAGTAAGGAAAAAAACGTAAAAATTCCCTTTTCACTAGGGAAGAAAAAAACATAATTGACGTTATTTTCACTAAGGAAAAAAACATACAAAATACGTTCTTTTCCCTAGGGAAAAAATGAGGGAAAAAAACAGGTTTTACGTTCTTTTCCCTAGGGAAGAAAAAAACTACCCCCCTAAAGGGGGGTAAATAAGTATTTTTCCCTGACGGTCAAAGGGGGAAAGTAGTCGTGCGTCAGCTTTCGCACGACGACTCCTTCCCCTGTTCTTTGACAAATCTGTTTTTTCAAACAATGCAATTTCAAACTTTAAAGGAGTAAAGCGAATGGAAATAAAAAAATACTGCTGCACCTGCAAGTGGTATTCCCAGTTTGAGGGGGTGTGCTGCAATGGGGAAAGTGAACACAGGGCATACTTCCGGTTCATGGATGATACCTGTGAACAATGGGAGACCAACACGATAGAATTTTTTATGGCAATGATCCCCCCGACCGTCACGCATCAGGAAAAGCAGGTGCATGTGGTAAAGGGAAGGCCGGTATTTTATGAGCCGCCGGAATTAAAAGCGGCACGGCAGAAATTGATGGGGCATCTGGCAAAGCACCGGCCGGCGCAGCCGTACCAGGAAGGGATCCGTCTGGTGGTAAGATGGTGCTTTCCAAGAGGGAAGCAGGCAGACGGTACATACCGCACCACGAAGCCGGATACGGACAACCTGCAGAAGCTTTTAAAGGACTGCATGACAGCCTGCGGATACTGGAAGGATGATGCCCTGGTAGCGTCGGAACTTGCGGAAAAGTTCTGGGCGGAGGTACCTGGGATCTATGTGAGGATCGAAAGCCTATGACCTATGATGATGTGGAGATCCTGACCGACCAGGAAGTGAAAGGGATCTACAACGATGTGTATAACAGTTTTTGGCTGCGGTATTACCATCGGGTACCGGATCCCCAGTCAGAGGAATGGGAGCAGATCGTGGGGCAGGAGAAAAAGCTGCGGGGAAAGTACAAAAATTGTCCGCTGGTTGTTCACCAGATCCAGGACCTGATGGACCAGCTGGAAGCCAGAAGTAGGAAGGGAGCAGGAAAATGAAACAGCCAAAGAGTGAACCGGTCTATATATGCAGCGTATGTGGGAAGGATATAGCCGGGGATCATGTATATATCAAAACAAGGAGAAGAACGGAGCAGCATATCCATTATGGGTGTATGCCGTGCAGGAAAGGAAAAGAGCTATGGAGAGATTAACACATCCCCGCAGTAGCGGGATTAAGACAGGATATTGGAGCCCAAACAAGAAAGATGAGCTGATTGAGCGGTTGGCAGTTTATGAGGATACCGGCCTTACACCGGAAGAAATCGAACGCCTTAAGGAGCAGCACCGCTGGATCCTGGTGGAGGAGCGGCTGCCGGAAGATGATAATTATATTCTACTATCGTTCAGCAATTTCTCTTTACCACTGATCGGAAGATATGAGGCTGATAATGATGGTGGAGGAGCGTTCTATCTGAGCGACAGTGATGAGGGAGATACCTGTCTATCAGAGGATCTGTATGTTAATGCCTGGATGCCGCTGCCGGAGCCATACCGGCCAGGGGAGTGAGTTTCTCCCAAGGAATTACTCGATATCCTTGGGAGCACAGAGGGCCTGATGTGCAGCCATAGTGGCCAGAGAGTCACCAAGCTGCATAAAAATGGAACTGAGCAGGGCGATCTCTTCTGGAGACTTGCCATCGGCAATACAGCAGGCCAGAGCAGAAATCGTTACTGTAAGTTCACAAGAATCCATGATATCACCTCAGAATAGTATATGTGTTGATATCATGCATAGAACAGAATTAAGATTTGGAGAATAAAATGTTGACACATTTAAGTTTGTTCTCCGGCATTGGGGGTCTGGATTTGGCGGCAGAATGGGCTGGAATACAGACGGTGGGACAGTGTGAATGGGCGGATTTTCCTACAAAGGTACTTGAAAAGCACTGGCCCGATATCCCACGCTGGAGAGATATAAGGACATTAACGGGAGAAAGTTTCTATGAACGAACAGGATTACATACAGTTGACATTATTTCAGGAGGATTCCCCTGCCAGCCATTCTCTGTTGCCGGGAAGCGGCAGGGCAAGGAGGATGACCGCTATCTCTGGCCGGAAATGCTTAGAGTTATCGAAGAACTCAGGCCCTCTTGGGTTATTGGAGAAAATGTTGCTGGAATCATTAGAATGGCACTCGACGATGTGCTTTCTGACTTGGAAAACCAAGGTTACGCCACAAGGACGTTTGTATTACCAGCTGCAGGTGTTGGAGCCATGCACAGGCGATATCGGACAGCGATTGTTGCCCACACTGACTGCATCGGAGTGGAGAGGAACGGCAAAAAACAGATATTGGGGGAGTCACACATATCGGTCAGACAAATTAGCGAGCCGTTTCAGGACGCAGAGCGAAGATATGACACATATCAATCCAGATTATGCCGAAGTTTATATGGGCTTCCCAATGGGGTGGACCGTGTTAGATCATTGGGAAATGCAGTAGTACCACAGCAGTTCTATCCAATATTTCAGGCAATAGCAAACATAGGACGATATTAAGATTTAGGAGATCAGCTATGAATTTTATCAAAAAGTTGTTTTGCAAGCATAAAAACAGTGAAGTTATTTGTTGGCATTGGACACATGGGCCAAATGGTAATGATATCAGATATTTAGAAATCCAGAGGAAATGTTCAGACTGTGGGAGATTTTTCTTTTCGTACATAGAAAATCGGAATGATTGTGAAAAATTTGTTTCAAAATATCCAGATAAACAGTGGTCAAATAAATGCAAACCAGTTTTGTAAAACTGACATTTTGCAAAGGAGCAGCTATGAGCCATGAAGTAACAAGAATAATCCCTAAAAAGGAACGGTGTGCATTTTGCCATAGAGAAGCAACATTGCTTTGTGATATGCCGGTAGCAGAAGTTTGTACAAGCATTGATTTTAAATCATATGTACAGACGTGTGATAAAAACCTGTGTGAAAAATGTACAACAAGGGTAGGGGCATTTGATTTCTGCCCTGATTGTGTCAGAAAGATCAAAACAGCAAAGAAAGGATTGGGATAATGAGGCCATGTGGCAAAAGAAAAATCCATACCTGGAATACATGATTGCCCTATTACGAGGGCAGAAAGAAGGGATGCAGCTTGGGGATTGTAAAGTCAGAGGCCCAGAGACGAGTGAACCGACTTCAGAGGGAGAGAGCAGTGGCAGCTAGTGACATGGATGCGATCCGAGGGCCGAAGCTGGAAGTATGGTCCGCGCGGATGCCAGCGTATGCGTACACGTCGCTGTGCCCGGATGAGAGATACAGGAGGTAGAAAATTGAATGTACTTAAGAGCGTAGTGATTATCATGTGGGTCATAATAGGGACAATCAATTTGATGCGGCACAATATAGACCGATGGGATTACCTCATGGTCTGGGGCTCCCTGATGGCGGTGCTGATGATTTGGAGGTGATGTTATGCCGGGGCCAGTATATTATGACCTGTATGATTGCGGGAAGCTTGTGGGGCGGTACAGCGGCATTGAGCTGCAAAAGAGATTTGACTGGAAGTGTAGGCCTCAGGTCGACAAGTACAGCGACATGGGAATCCTGTACCAGAAGCGGTACCTGATTGTCCGAGTGGATATGGAAACCTGGGCGGATGAGTGGAATGAGGCCAGACAGAGGATTTTGAGGGCGAGGAGGTGATACCGTTGGACAAGCAGATATTAGAGCAGTACATAGATGCCTGTGAGCTGATTAAGGATACCAAGGAGGAGATCCGGAAGTTGAGGAAACACCGGAGCCAGATCCAGCAGGACAGTGTTAAGGGCTCTGCGCATGAGTTCCCTTACACCTTACAGACCTACCATCTGGAGGGGATTGGGTATGCAACCGTTAAGGATCCAGATGAGCTGGAACGTATGGAAGTGCTGCTGGAGGAGCGGATCCGGAACGCAGAGAAGATCAAGCGTCAGGTGGAAGCATGGCTCAATACAGTTTCGCCCAGAATGCAGCGGATTATCCGGTACAGGATATTCGAGGAATTGACTTGGGCGCAAGTGGCGGTTCGGATGGGTCGGAAAGCTACAGCGGATAGTGTAAGGATGGAGTTTGAAAGATTTATGTTAGTGGCGTAAAGTTTGTTCGATTTGTTCACACTGTTCGGTTTTGAAATGTTATAGTGTACCATGAAGCCAAAGGCATACAGCCGACGGCTTACACTTAAATCGACGGTCGCCAGGGTGCTACAGCCGGGCGGCCGGTTCGTCTGGCTCTGGTTCCATCCCAGGGCTGGACGCCCCCTTTTCCGGATCCTTAGCTCAGTCGGTAGAGCAGGTGGCTGTTAACCACCGTGTCCCAGGTTCGATTCCTGGAGGGTCCGTTGGTTTTTCTTTTGCATGATTTTTCTCCTTTGGAGAGGCTCCTGCTTCAGCGGGGGCTTTTCTTTTTATCAACATATTGTGGATAATGTGGGGATGTGTACAAGATATTGGAATGGAGGTGAGCCTGATGGCAAAGAAGACGGTCGGAAGGCCGCCCAAGTATGAGAGCAAAGAACAGATTGAAAGCCTGATCGAGCAGTATTTTAAAGACTGCGAGGGTGAAATACTGAAAGACACGGAAGGAAACCCGATTTTGAATAAATGGGGGAATCCAGTTATCATCAACCAGAGGCCGCCAACAGTCACGGGCTTGGCGCTTGCGCTGGGGTTTGCGAGCAGACAGGCATTGTTAAACTACCAAGGCAAAAAAGAATTTAATGACACGATAACGCGTGCAAAGACCAGAGTGGAGCAGTACGCAGAAGAGCGTCTGTTTGACCGTGACGGATCTAATGGGGCAAAGTTCAGTCTGAGCAATAATTTTTCTGGATGGGGAGAGAAGCCTCCTTCTGATCTCGATGAGGAGGAACAGAGAGCCCGTATCGCTCAGATCAAAGCCCAGACGGATAAGCTGAAAGGCACTGACAATGATGCAGAGCTGAGCCGATTGGATGAGGTCCTGAGTGAGATCAAAGGAGTTGTGTGATATGCCATTTTCTGATAAGCAGCAGGAGTTTTTCCGGAATGCAAACCACCGATGGAATATCAAAGTGGGTGCCACACGTTCAGGAAAGACCTATATGGACTATTATGTAATCCCTAAGAGAATCCGAGCCAGAGTTGGAAAAGAGGGCTTGGTGGCAATCCTAGGCGTTTCTAAGGGCACGATCCAGCGAAACATCGTCGAACCTTTGCAGCGTATCTGGGGAACAAACCTTGTGGGAGATATCAATTCTCAGAACATCTGCCCCATGTTTGGCGAGGATGTTTACTGTCTGGGCGCTGAGAAAGTCAGTCAGGTATCCAAGATCCGCGGATCTTCGCTGAAATACTGCTATGGTGATGAGGTAGTGGACTGGAATCAGGATGTATTCAATATGCTCAAATCCCGCCTGGATAAGCCGTACTCCTGTTTTGACGGGGCTTGTAATCCGGATGCGCCGCAGCACTGGTTTAAGCAGTTTCTGGATTCCGATGCGGATATTTACTCCCAGAAGTATGAACTTTTTGACAATCCATTTGTAAGCCCTGTATTTGTGGATGAGCTTTGTAAGGAGTACAAGGGGACGGTTCTATATGACCGGTACATCCGTGGGCTGTGGGTTGCGGCAGAAGGATCTGTGTATAAGCTGATGTGTGATGCAGTATCCAGCGGAGGGGTTAATCCGTTTGCAATTTATGAAAAGCCTAAGAGTATCATGCAGATCAATATCGGCGTTGACTTTGGCGGTTCCGGCTCCGGCCATGCGTTTGTTGCTACGGCATATTCCAGGGCATACCACAGTATTATTGCCCTTGCCAGTGAGCGGCATATGAGCAAAAATGGCAGCATTGACCCGGATGAGCTGGGAAAACTGTTTGTGGACTTCTGCCTGAAGATTATAAACCTGTACGGATTTATCACGGCTGTTTACTGCGACAGTGCAGAGCAGACCCTGATAGCAGGATTAAGGACGGCGGTCAGAAAGTCTGGTATTGGGTGGATCCGGATCGAGAACGCGCTTAAGACAACGATCAATGACCGGATACGATTCACGCAGCGGATGCTCAGCCAGCACCGCTTTTTTTACATGCAGGATCAGTGCCAGACGTTGGAGGATGCCCTTACCACAGCTCTCTGGGATGAGAAGAAAAGCCTTGTGGAAGATGTGCGGCTGGATGATGGTACCAGTGATATAGATACGCTGGATGCGTTTGAATATACGTTTGAGCGGGATATCAGCCGGTTTATCCGGTACGAATAGAGGTGATGAGAATGAAGTTTTCAAAGATGCTGACGGCAGTCACAGAGATATTGAATCAGGATTCCGATACGCAGGTGGATGTGTGCCTGACCTCGCAGATGGCCTCTGCGATTGAGCTATGGACAGCCATGTATGAGAACCATGCTCCATGGGTAGACCGGAAAAAAGTGAAAAGTGCACAGATTCCGGCAGCCATCGCCTCAGAGATTGCCAGGCTGGTGACACTGGAAATGCAGTCTGAGATTACCGGCGGGGAAGCTGCTGCATATCTGAATCAGGAGTATCAGAGGAACGTTCTGTCTGACCTGCGGCGCTATGTGGAGTATGGGTGTGCGAAAGGTGGTCTGATCCTTAAGCCATATATGACTAAGACAGGGCTTGCAGTCCAGTATGTGCAGGCAGACAGCTTTTTCCCTCTTTCCTTTGATGATTCGGGCCGGATCCTGCAATGTGTATTTACAGAGCAGTTCCGGAAAGGGAAAAAGATATATACCCGGTTGGAAGTACACACGTTACAGAATGACGTGATCCATATCACGAACAGGGCTTTCGTGGCAACCAATGATTACAGCCTGGGGACAGAAATAGAGGTCAGCAGTGTTGACCGATGGTCTGAGCTGGTGCCGGAGCTTTCGCTTGCAGGATCAGATCGGCTCCTGTTTGGATATTTCAGGGTTCCTATGGCAAATACAGAGGACACAGACAGCCCATTGGGGGTATCAGTATATTCCAGGGCAGACGAGCTGATAGCAGAAGCAGATCAGCGTTACTCAAATATCTGTTGGGAGTACGATGGCACACAGCTTGCAGTACATATCGCGGAGAGCCTGTTAAAATACAATCCAGACCAGAATAAGTTTGAATATCCAGGAGGCAAAGAAAGGCTATACCGCAGGGTAAGTTATGCGACCGGTGCAACGGATAAGCCGCTTATCGATGTATTCTCTCCGGCAATCCGGGACACAGCCCTGTTTAATGGATTTAACGCCCAGCTGAGACTGATTGAGTTTGCCTGCAATCTGGCCTACGGCACCCTGTCAGATCCCCAGAACGTGGACAAGACAGCCACGGAGATCAAAGTCAGCAAACAGAGGTCTTACACGTTTGTTTCGGATACGCAGATGGCCTTGCAGAGGGCGTTGGAAGATCTGGTGTACGCTATGAATTTCTGGGCTGCGCTGTACGGCCTGGTTCCACCGGGAAATGATTATCAGGTATCCTTTGTATGGGATGACAGCATCATTGTGGACGCAGAAGAAGAACGCCAGACAGATCGGCAGGATGTGGCTATGGGCGTAATGTCTTTGGCTGAGTACCGCAGTAAGTGGTACGGCGAGACGTTAGAGGAGGCTGCGAAAAATCTGCCGGAGCCTGCACTGACAGAGGAGTGATACCATGACACCCGAAGAACTGGAGAAGCTGCCAAAGCCATTAGAGCGCACCATGACAGCGTTGGAGCTGTCTGTTATGTCTGAGATCATACAGCGCATAAAAGAGGTATCCCAGGTTACTCCGGTGATTGACTGGCTGCTGATCCGGATGGACGCTGTTGGCAAGAGCCGGAAAGAAATCAAGCGCCTGCTTCAGGAGGGGGTAGAATCAGCAGGGCTTGATATCGAACAGATCTACGATCAGGCTGCACAGTCTGATTATATCCGCAACAAGGCTATCTATGAGGCCGCAGGCCGGGACTATTTGCCCTACGAAGAAAACCAATGGCTTCAGCAGGTCGTGGAAGCAGTCAGGGAACAGACCAGAGACAGCCTGAGGCCGATGGAAAACATCACCCAGACAACAGGGTTTAATGTACAGATGGGCGGGAAGAAGGTATTCACGCCGCTGTCGGAGTATCTGGAGCGCAGCCTGGACAAGGCCATGCTGGGGATCACTACCGGCACAAGGACATACAGCCAGGCCATAGGGGAGGTCATTGACGAGATGACAGCCAGCGGTATCCGGACTGTGGATTATGCATCTGGCAAATCTGACCGGATTGAGGTAGCTGCAAGGCGCGCGGTGATGACGGGCGTAGCCCAAATGGTTGATAAAGTGAATGAGAAGAACGCCAAGGAGTTGGGGACGGATTACTGGGAAGTGGACTGGCACATGGGAGCCAGAAATACAGGAACCGGGTACCTGAACCATCAGAGCTGGCAGGGGAAGGTTTATTCCTCTGAGGAGATGCGGACAGTCTGCGGGCTGGGGGAGATGCTGGGATTTGCCGGCATTAACTGCTACCATATCCGTTTTCCCTTCCTTCCCGGTATCAGCAAACGGAGGTATACAGATGAGTGGCTGGAAGAACAGAACCGGAAAGAAAATGAAAAAAAGCTGTTTAACGGGCACGAATATGATACATATGGAGCCTTACAGTATCAACGGCGCTTGGAGCGCACAATCCGGAAACAGAAGCAGGATGTTAAGCTTTTAGAGGAGGCTAAGGCTGACCCGGATGATATTACAGCGGCTAAGAGCAGGCTGAGGCTGACTAACAAGACCTATGTGGAGTTTTCAAAGGCAATGGGGATTAGGCAGCAGCGGGAACGGCTGAGGATTGCAAAAAATATATCCGGGAGAGAAAAGACTTTTATTCGTACAGAAACAGAAAGTGCGAATATTGAGAATCTTCGTAAGGGCAGCAATATTGTTGACTTAAAGAAGATTGAAACGGATCTGTTCAGAAGTAAATTTACACAACTTACTGGAAATTCAGCAGTAAATGATTCTTTAAGGAAATATGCAAGAGCCATGCTTGTCCATAGAAACGGAAGCGATGGAGAAGATCTGTATATTATCAGTGCTAAAAGTGGAAAAAGGCTTTTTTCTAAAACAAGCGGATCAAATGACCTGGGAGTGGAATTATCCAAAGAAGAGATCGAAAAGATTCGGAGTTATGCTAGAACAGAGGGAATTATAGGGATGCATAATCACCCAACAAATTTATATCCTACGGGAGGAGATTTTGTTTCTGCTGGAGCAAGAGGATATGCATTTGGGGTAGTAGTCACCCATGATGGAAGAGTGTTCCAGTATAAAACTGGAGATAAACCATTTCGCAGTGAATATTTTAATAAGACCGTTGACAAATATGTTTCCAAGCCATACACTTATGGCATAGAAGATGCACAGTTGATTGCATTAAAAGAATTTGAAAAGGAGTTTGGAATTGAATGGAAGGAGTTAAAATAAGGGGCAAGGATGCTATAGTCCATGAAGAAATGACAGAAGAAGAAAGAAATGCAGAATTAGAACGATTGAAAAAGGAAAGTGAAGATTTAACCGAATGGGAAGAAGTGTAGATACCACCAGTCAGTAATGGCCGGTGGTATTTTTATACGCAAAATTAAGGAGGAATCCACAATGGGAAGTCAGGAATTTTTAAACATTTGCAAAGCTAAGGTATCAGAGTATTACAACCGGAAGAAGGATAAGACAGACGCAGCTCCAGTTATGACGGTGGATGATGTGTTTGTAGTCTGGTATAGCAAGAGTCTCCAGAATCATAAGGCCCTGCTCAGTACACCAGTGTCTGATGGTATGTATTATGAGTTGACGTACAACGGCAACAAAAAAGAGCTGTACTTTGATGCTTATAAGAAGTGGGAAAATATCTGTTATCCCATGTAAGGGGCGTTGCGACGTCGCAACAGGAAGGAGCGCATGATGAATAGATTTCTAAGCTGGCTGAAACGGTTCTTTTGTCGGGCAAAGCCTGAATGTGAACACCGATATAGAAAGCACTGGTGCCGCCGCCATGGCCCTTATGGCGGGTATGTGAGGCGGTGTGTGAAATGTGGGAAGGAGATCAGGAGATGAAAAAGTTATTTATATCACAGCCTATGAATGGCAGGACAGATGAAGAGATTTTAAAAGAACGAAAAGAGGTTATCAAAAAAGCTGAAAGCATGATCGAGGAACCCGTAGAAGTGATTGATTCTTTTTTCGAGACTGTTCCAGAGAATGTTACGCCTCTGTGGTATCTGGCAAAATCACTGGAATTGCTGTCCACGGCAGATGTGGCATATTTTGCAGAGGGTTGGCAGGAGGCCAGAGGGTGCAAGATAGAGCATGAATGTGCGGTACAATATGGAATTGACAGAATTGAATAGGAGATTGGAAAATGAATTTTAAAGAAGCATTTGCAAAGATGAAGCAGGGGAACAAAGTAAAATTGCCATCATGGGGAGGATATTGGTATTGGGATTCAGAAAAAGAAACCATTATGATACAGTGCCGATCAGAGGATAGCGATCAGGGAGCACTTCTTGATATCCGTGATACCCAGAGAGTGGAGTACACTATGATGAATATGCAGTCCGATGACTGGATGATTGCTGATAGTAAGAATTGTCCAGTGCTTGGTGGAGAAGCAACATTCTCTTTTGGTGATGCTATTAAGTACATGAAGCGAGGATTTAGGGTTAAAAGACAGGGATGGAACGGAAAAAATCAGTATATCCAGCTTGCTGCTGGGATTTCCTATAAGTCTCCCGAAGGAGATATTGTGAATTGTGAGCATGAAGCAATTGGAAATAAGGCTATCGCTTTTGTAGGTACAAGTGGAGTTCAGATGGGCTGGCTTGCGTCACAGGCGGATATGTTGGCGGATGACTGGGTATTTGCTGATTAGTCATAGCAAGTCATAAAATTAGTCATAGACACGCAGGTGGGGCCTAGGTGTTATTTTTATGTTTTTTTTCGGTCAGATGATGAGACCTAAAACAGTCATTCGTTTGGTGGATGGTTACACACCTATAAATAACCTAATGGCGAATCAATACAAAGAAAGGATGCGTGAAATGAAAACAGAAGATTTACAGGCAAGGGGTCTGACACAGGAGCAGATCGATTATGTAATGGCTGAGTATGGCAAGGAGCTTAACGGGATTAAGCAGGATCGGGATACCTATAAGACCCAGCTTGCGGCGGCCCAGACTACGCTCAAGAGCTTTGAGGGAGTAAATGTCCAGGAACTTCAGGGCAGGATTATCCAGTTGACTGCTGATCTGGTAAATAAGGAAACAGAGTATCAGAAACAGATTGCTGACAGGGATTTCAATGACCTGTTAAAGGCAACGGCAGAGGGCTATAAACCAAGGAATCTGAAAGCCGTCATGCCATTCCTGGACGTTGAAAAGCTGAAAGGCAGCAAGAACCAGGAAGCAGACATCAAGGCCGCCCTGGATGCGGTGAAGAAGGACAATGCATATCTGTTTCAGGACGTCAGCATTCCCAGAGTGGTGTCTTCTACGCCTGGCCCGGGCGGTGCAGCGACGGAGGACACAAAAGCCAGAGCCAATGCAGCATTAAGAAACATTTTAGGAAGAGAATAAGGAGGTAAACAATATGGCAGTACATATTACAAGCAGGGCCGATGCAGAGGCCATTATCCGTGAGCAGGTGGTATCCACTATTTTTCAGGACGCGCCCAAACAGTCAGTATTTATGTCTTTGGCGCGCAAGCTGCCGAATATGACAAGCAACCAGACCCGTATCCGCGTACTGGATTTCCTGCCAACTGCTTACTGGGTAAACGGTGATACCGGTATGAAGCAGACCAGCAAGCAGGCATGGGATAATGTGTATATCAATGCGGCAGAGCTGGCAGTCATCATTCCGATTCCGGAGGCGGTACTGGATGATGCAGAGTTTGACATTTTCGGAGAGATCACTCCGAGGGTGAATGAGGCGATCGGCCAGAAGGTGGACAGTGCCATTATCTTTGGTGTGAACCGTCCGGCAGAGTGGCAGAACGATATTGTTACTCTGGCACGTCAGGCAGGTAATAACGTAGCGCCTAGCGGCAGCCCTGATTATTATAATCTGATTCTTGGAGAAGGCGGTGTTATTTCCAAGGTAGAGGAAGACGGTTATATGTCCACGGGTGCGCTGGCTTCCATGGGAATGAGGGCAAAACTGAGAGGGATTAAGGCTACGGATGGAACCCCGATCTTTAAGTCAGATATGCAGGGATCCACAAACTATGCACTGGATGGTGCGCCTATGTATTTCCCGCAGAACGGTGCATTTGACAATACGATTGCTCAGCTGATTATTGGTGATTTCAAACAGGCTGTATACGCGATCCGTCAGGATATCACTGTAAAGATCCTGGATCAGGGTGTTATTCAGGATCCTGCTACAAAAGAAATCGCTTACAACCTGGCTCAGCAGGACATGGTGGCGCTGCGTGTCGTATTTCGTATGGGATGGGCGCTCCCGAACCCTGCAACCAGGATGGATGAGGATCGTGTGGGCTGTCCGTTTGCTTATCTGGAGCCAGCGACGGCAATGACCACCCAGAAGGTTACATTTACAGTCAAGGACAACGACAGTGAGCCGAAAGCGGTTGAAGGTGCCATTGTAGACGTCAATGGTTCCAGACTGAAAACCAATGCTTCCGGCGTGGCAGAGTTCCATCTGCGTCCGGGTACCTATCCGGCAAAGATCAGGAAGAGCGGGTATGGCACTGTGACAGAAACAGTGTCTGTGGACAAGTCCGCAGTACCTAAAGCAGTTACCCTGATCCCGAATGCGTAGAAAGGAGCTGGGCGCTGATGAGTTATGCAGATGAAGGATTCTATACAGACCGATATTTGTTAGGCCGTAAGCCGGTCATCAGCGCCGGCTTTGACTTCTATTCCCGTCAGGCCAGCCAGGTGATTGACAGTTATACGTTCGGACGTTTAAAGCAGACGGCGAAGATTCCGGAGGCGGTGCGCCTGTGCTGCTGTGAGCTGGCAGAGGCTGAGTTTTCCAGAGAAAAGCAGAAGAGGGATTCTGGTGGGAAAACGTCCGAGAAGATTGGAACCTATTCCGTTAGTTTTGTCTCTTCTGAAGAGAGTGATTCTGCATATGCCAGGGAGCAGGGAACCATCGTGATGAAATGGCTTGAAAATACTGGCCTGTGTTATCCGGGGGTGTGAGATGTATACCAACACAGATGTGACATTGTATCTGTACAGCAAAGAGGGCAGGAATGTACAGTATACTCGCGTTCCCGTTTGGGGAGTGTACTGGGAGGATGTGCAGCAGTCCACATTTCTGAAGACAGGGCAGAAGGATGCGGCTTCTGTCTTGTTGGTAATCCCGTATGAGAGTCTGAATCGTCCGTTGCATATCACCAGAGGAAAGGATCTGGTTGTCAAAGGGATTATCACAGATAAAATCGACAGCAGCACGCAGGAGGCCTTGTCGAAGTCATTGGCAGACCTAAAAACAGCTCATGATTATGTGACCATTACCACAGTAGATGAAAGGCTGTATGGCAGTGAATCAGTATGGCATTATGAGCTGTCTTGTAAGTAAGGAGGCAGGTATAGAGGTTAAATTTGAAATGAAGTCCACAGAGGTCCTTCTGAGGGATCGCGGTTTGCAGAAAAATGGGCCAGTACAAAAGCTGGTAGACAGTGAGTGCATGAGGTACATGTCCCCATATATGCCACGCAGACAGGCGGGAGAGTTGGAACACATGATGGTTATGGCGACTGTGGTCGGATCCGGGCAGATCGACATTCCTGGGCCTTATGCTCATTACCTCTATGAGGGGGTTCTGTATGTGTCACCTACTACAGGAAGCGCGTGGGCGAAAAAGAATGAGATTAAAGTTCCGACCGGGAAGGCGCTTACCTATGCAGGGGCTCCCATGCGGGGAAAGAAGTGGTTTGAGAGGATGAAGGCAGACCACAAGGATGATATCCTCCAGGCGGCGCAGGCTCTGGCAGACAGGAGGGGAAGTTCATGACCATCATAGACTATATGCGGCAGACATTGACGAAGTATCCCAAGATATCCGAGTTTCTGGCCGGGGATGAGATTCACATTGATTTTACGGAGCCTGATCCGGTCAATTATGGCCTGACCAGCAACGGGGACAGTCTGGTAAAGGAGGATGTGCTGGGAAACCAGATCCGGCAGCATAATTTTGTTATGTATGCAGTCGGTCAGTCCTTTACAGATTATAACCGGCTGGCAAACAGTAACTTCCTGCTGGAGCTGTCACTCTGGCTGGAGAGGCTACCTTCCGGGGATGAGCTTACATTTCAGGCCGGAGAACAGGAACTAAAGGGAACTTTTTTAAAGGCAACCACAGCCAATGCAATGAGCATGGGGCTGATGGGGGATACCGTTGACAGTGGCGTAATGTATCAGCTACAGATCTACGCCCAGTACAAAATAGAAAGAGAGGAATTTTAAATGCCAGGAACAGTAACAGGGAAAATCAAACGTAAATTCATGGCGCACTATATTGATTCGGCAGCTCCGGGAGCGGGATCAGAGACGGCAAAATATGTCCGCTTAGGCAAGGATCTGGAAGAGTTCAATGTGGAAATGAACGCCAATGTGGAAACTAAAAACAATATTTTAGGTGAAACCTCTGTAAATCTGGACAGCTATCAGCCTCAGGCATCCGCTGAACCGTATTATGCAGAGATTGGCGATCCTCTGTTTGAACGGTTGCAGGCAATCATTGATGAGCGCCAGACTTTGGATGACCTGAAGACTTCCGTGGTGGAAGTGCATCTTTGGGACGAGGATGAGTCAAAGACTGGCTCCTATGTGGCATATAAAGAAGATGCCATTATTGAGGTTTCCAGCTATGGCGGTGATACAACCGGATACCAGATCCCGTTTAATGTACATCACACGGGCAACCGGATCAAGGGGCTGTTCGCATTGACTACAAAGACATTTACAGAAGATGGGAAAGGATGAAGAGGAATCCGAATGAGAAGTCTTAATTTTAATGATGGTTATGAGAGTTTTATGGTTAACGATGATCCGAACCGGGTGATCCGGTTTAACCCGGCTGATCCGGAGATTATCAACCGTGTTCTGAGCGTCCAGAGTGAATTTGGCGCTTACCAGATCCCGGAAGGGATTGAGCTGAATCCGGACGGAAGCCCTAAAACGGATTTGGAAAAGAACGGGGCATATGTGGCTGAATTTACGGCTGCCATGCGTAAGGCCTTTAATGGCATTTTCAATGCAGATGTGTATGACACGATTTTTGCAGGCCAGTCCCCGTTATGCATTATCGGTCAGAATTATCTTTTTGAAGGGGTTTTAAATGGATTGCTGGAACTGATGCAGCCGGCTGTAAAAGCCTATAACGAAAAGAACCGAGAGAAGATGAGCCAGTATTTAAAGGACGTGGAAGCCGATGAAGTTCTTACCGGACAGCCTTGAAGTGGGCGGAGTTACATATCCGATTGAAACAGATTACCGTAATATCCTGATTTTTCTGTCTGCCTGTACAGATCCAGATCTGACAGCCGCCCAAAAGCTTGAAATACTTCTAAGAAGGCTGTACAGGAAGGGATATGGCCAGATCCCTCAGGAACATATAGGGGAAGCTGTTTTGCAGGCGAAATGGTTTGTGGACTGCGGCAGGGAAGATGATGATAAAAGACCCGCTAAAAAGATGATGGACTGGGAGCAGGATGAGGCGATCCTGTTCCCTGCGGTCAATAAAGTAGCGGGAATAGAAACACGAGCTGTCCCTTATCTTCACTGGTGGACGTTTGCCGGGTATTTCATGGAGATTGAGGAAGGAACATTCTCTACGGTTCTGGGAATCCGTCAGAAAAAGGCCAAGGGAAAACGGCTGGAAAAATGGGAAGAGGAATTTTACAGAAATAATAAAAAGCTGTGTGATCTGAAGACCCGGTATACGGAAGAAGAACAGAAAGAGATTGATTATTGGAATAAGCTATTGGGTTAGGCACCGGAAGGTGTCTTATTTTATGCCCGGAAATGAGGTGAGAGTATGGCAGCAGATGGAAGCCTGAGATTTGACACTGCGGTCAATACAGAGGGGTTCAAGGATGGTATTTCAGTATTAAGTAAAGCGATGGACAGGCTGACAAAAGCAGTAGATCAATTATCTTCTAATATTATAACCCGTTTTGGAGCCACAGAGCAGGCCATGCAGAAAGTGGCCGAAGGAGCAGAGAAAGCATCAGAAGAAATTGAGTCTATTGGCAGTTCCGCAGATCGGTCGACAGAAAGAGTAAAAAGCTTGCAAGAACAGATGGATGCAATCAGCGTGCATACAATGCAGGACTCTGCTGCTGATGTGGCAACCGCAGCCCCAGTATCTGTTCCAGTAGCGGCATCCGATATGGGATATAATCCAGAAGCAATGTCAGCAGTGTTTGGAAAAGCAGCAGAAGATATACGCAGTTGGTCGGATGCAATTAACATGTACGGTCAGCAGGCGGGATTTGCATTGAACGATCTGGAGCGGGATGCAGCAGAGGCAGGGCAGGCAATATCAAGTGGAGCCGATCAGGCAGAGAATACGGTGCAGAGGTATGTGGGTTTTAAGGATTCTGTAATCGGGGCCTTTAAAAATATGCCAGGAGCGTTTGCTCTTATTCCAAAAGCATTATCGTTAGAAATTTACAAGATACCGGGGATTGTAAAGAGTGGTTTTTCCAAAGCGTCAGGAGTCATATCAGGCTTCGGAAAAGCACTTGGAAAAGGACTTGCAGGAAAAGCAAAATCGGCTGTAACAAGTTTAAAAGGACTGTCCAAGCCTGCTGATAAGGCAGCAAAGAGTATTTTAAAATTATCTAATATGTTCAAGCTGATGCTCATTCGCATGGCAATGCGCGCGGTTGTTCAGGGCGTAAAAGAGGGAATGCAAAATCTAGTACAGTATTCAGGGGACGCCAATCAAGCCATGTCAGAATTGACATCAAGTATGACATACGCCAAAAACAGTTTTGCGGCTGCTTTTGCACCGATTTTGTCTTTTGTAGTGCCAGCAATTACAGTGCTTATCAATGCCCTGGCTACAGTGGTAGGATATGTAAATCAATTTTTCTCCGCTTTAGGCGGGAAAGGTACGTTTGTCCGAGCTAAAAAAGTAAATCAGGATTATGCAGCCAGCCTGAAAAAGACTGGAGGCGCAGCAAAGCAGGCAGGAAAGGATGCGAAAAAGGCACTGGCCCCGTTTGATGATCTGGTACAGATCCAAAGAGGAGGGGCGGATGGCTCCTCTGGTGGATCAGGTGGAGGTATAGATCCCTCACAGATGTTTGAAACTGCAGCAATCGATCAGGGAATCAGTGATTTTGCAAATAAGCTGAAAGAACTGTGGCAGGCCGGAGACTGGGAAGGTATTGGACAGCTGATCGGCCAGAAGATCAATGATTCAGTCCAGAAGTTTACGGACTATATAAGCTGGGACAATGTAGGCGCTAAGATCACCACATTCGTGACCGCATTTACTACGCTGTTTAACAGCCTGGTCGCAAATATTGATTGGTATTCGATCGGTATCATGATGGGTACAGGTATCAATACGTTAGCAAATACCTTATATCTGCTTCTTACTCAGATTGACTGGTTTATGCTGGGATCAGCTCTAGCAACGGGGCTTAATGGTATGGTCGCTACGATTGACTGGAATTTATTTGGAGCCACTCTGGGAGCATTTTTCCAAGCAAAAATTTCGGGTCTGTATGGTTTTGTGGACACTGCTGACTGGCCCTTGATCGGACAGGCTATTGGAAATGGACTTAACGGAACCATATCACAAATTGACTGGGGAATGCTTGGGCTGCTATTTGCCACAGGATTGAGCGGATTATTTGCTATTGCCGGGAATTTTGCTCAGACGTTTGACTGGACAGGATTCGGTAGCTCAATCGCCTTGAGCCTAAGTACGTTTTTCCAGACATTTGATTGGGCCGGATCTGGTACAGCCATCAGCGATTTTGTTCTGGGATTGTTAAATGCGTTTGTAACATTTATAAAAGAAACGGATTGGACAGCCTTAGGAACTGGCGTTGCTGAAATGGCTTTAGCGATAGACTGGTGGGGAATCCTGTTAGCTGTTATTGATGCTGTGCTCCAGACATTGAAGGCTGTAGTTTTGGCTTCTTGGGGTCTTTTATCCGAAATAGGAAAGAGTCTTTGGGAAGGATTCTGCAAGGGAGTGAAAACATTCTTTTCTGATCCGAAAGCATTTATCAGAGATAATATAGTGGATCCTTTTGTGAAGTATTTCAAAGAACTTTTCGGAATCCACAGCCCTTCTACTGTGATGGCAGAAATGGGTCAGTATCTCTGGGATGGATTCTGTAACGGTATTAAAGAGTTTTTCTCAAATCCCGGAGCATTTGTTAAGGCGAACATTACGGATCCATTTGTGAATGGCTTGAAGAGCCTTCTCGGAATCCATAGCCCGTCTACTGTTCTGGCAGGGATTGGCTCCTACGCAGTGCAGGGATTTAACCAGGGCGTGACGAGTGAACAGACTGCTTCCCAGAATGTGGTACAGTCATGGGCTTCCGGCGTGGCAAACTGGTTTTCAGAAAAGTTTGGAATCGGAACAGGGGATTCCGTAGAATCCAAGAAGTGGGCCAATAGCATTATGTCAGGATTTAACAATACTGTAAGGAAGAATTATACCCAGTCCCAGACGGTAATGGAAACATGGGCCGAAAACGTAAGGAAGTGGTTCGTGGGTGTTGACGAAAACCAGGGAGTAAATGAGCTTTCCTGGACGAAATTCGCAGACCTTATTATCCAGGCATTTAAAGCCAAAATAGAAGGTAGCCATTCCGAAACTCAGGGGCCTGTAGAAACATGGGCCAGAAATGTCAGGGAATGGTTCTGGGGAGACAGTGATCCTCAGGGAACCGACGGAATGTATGCAGCATTCTACGACATGGCAAAGCGGATCAACGAGGGATTTGCAAATGGTATCAGCGATTTTGCATATATGGCAAAGGATGCGATCCGGAAGTGGGCGGCTGAGGCAATGGAAGAAGCTGAGGAAGAGTTTGACATCAATTCTCCCTCAAGAGAGTTTTACAACATTGCAGAGTATGTGGTCCGTGGATTCAACAACGGTATTGCTGATATGGCAAGATCGTCCCGTAGTATTGTGCAGGACTGGCTGGATGGTGTTATGGATGTATTTGACGGCGTACAGATCCGTCTTCCTATAGGGATTGATATCCCAAATGCGGCAGCATATCTTCCTAAGATGGCAAGAGGGAGTATTGTTCCGCCACGGGCTGGAGATATGGCCGCGTCTATGCGGAGCCGATCTTATGCGGAGGAAGAATTATTGTCTAATCTGATTGCAAGGCTCGATACTTTGCTTAGCCAGCAACAGGGAGACCGCAGCCAGCCAATCCAGATCGTATTAAATCTGACCGGAAGTATGGCGGCACTGGCAAGAGCATTAAAGCCAGAGCTTGACCGTGAGGCGGCGCGTAGAGGCGTAAGCCTGGTAGTGATAGGAGGAACCTGATGGCGGACAGTGTATTTTTAATGGATGGCAGAGCGTATAACGTGGAAGTGGAGTCTGATTCTCTGGAACGGAGTTTTGCAGTGACAGACACAGACCAGTCAGGGCGTACCATGGACTACACTATGGAGCGTGATGTAATTGGCACGTTTTATAATTATGCTATGAAGGTATACCCAAAAGATGGGGATACAGCCTCCTACGATGCATTTTATGACGCTGTTTCAGATCCTAATAGGGACAGCCATGAAATGACGTTCCCATATGGACAGGAGACATTAACCTTTCGTGCTTACGTCACCCAGGGCAAGGACAAGCTCCGTATCCGGAACGGGAAGAACCTGTGGGGCATGGATGGCCTGTCATTGAATTTCACGGCAATGGAACCGCAGAGGAGGCGATAGGAAATGAAATGGGATATCAGGGTGGAGAGCAATGGGCAGCAGCCATATGCGTCAGTCGAGGATCTTGCAAATATGGAGCAGCCGCTCCCACCTTATGCTCTGTGCCTTCCGAGGTATGCAAAAATGGACAGTAACTATCCTAATGCCCCAGACCAGATAGAAAAGGGGCTGTATGGTTACATCAGTACAGCCCTTAGCGGCCAAGATGGAAGGTTTGAAAATCCTCCGGTAATCACGGTGACATTTGACCGTCTAAAGACAAGTAATGGTATATATCTGGTTTTTAACCGATTAAGTGGCGACTATGCATCCAGTATTCAGATCCGATGGAATAAGGACGGGGAGCTGGTGCATGAGCAGAATTTTGAGCCGGACGGGACAGAGTATTTCTGTCGAGCCAAAGTGCCGCTGTTCAATCAGATCGCAATTACATTCCTTAAAAGCAGTAGGCCCTATCGTTATCTATGGCTAGCTGTTATTAAAAACCAGAGGATGACGGATGCAGGCGGCTTGAAAATCGTTTATGACGATATCGCTCTGGGAGCAGCAGAGAATAATACAGCAGAGACACCGGACAAGGATTATTATGTAAATTTGCAGGATTTGAAAGAAGGGGTTGAGTTTCCGGATTATGCACTGTGCCTGCCGCGTTATGCAAAGATGGACGGAGGTTATTCCAACGCTCCGGATCAGCTGGAAGAGATGGGGTATGTAAGCGACAGTATATCCGGCCCTAATGGTGCATTTGCAGTACCGCCTGCAATCACATTTTCTTTCAGCCAGAATTATTCCAGCGTTGGGGTTACGCTGAGATTCAACGATTATACAGAAGACCGGTGCAGCCGGATCAATATAAAATGGTATCGTGATGAGGAACTGTTAAAGGACCAGGATTACGAACCGGACAGTTATAATTATTTCTGTTACGGAGTAGTGGATTATTACAATAAAGTGGTCATTACGTTTTTGGAAACCAGCAAGCCATATCGTAATGTGTTTTTGACTCATATTATATGGGGGCTGATCCGGGTATTTAAGGATGATGAAATAGAGGACATTAACTGCCTGATGGAACTCAATTCAATCTCTGAAGAGGTCAGCATAAATACGATGGATTACACGATCCGAAGTAAAACAGAGTATGCGTTTGAGTTCCAGAAAAAGCAGAAACAGACCCTGTATTTTGACGAGGCGATTCTGGGGATTTATTACCTTAAGGACGGAAAACAGATCGGGGAAAAACGGTACTCAGTGGAGACACAGGATGCGGTCGGGATTTTGGATAACAATCCGTTTATGGGTGGAATCTATGAAAATATGTTGGTGTCTGAGATTTTGGACAATATTATGGAAGGTGAAGGCATTGCATATTTTTTAGATGATGCCTATAAGGAGACCAGAATAAGCGGATATTTACCCGTTACCAGTAAACGCAGCGCCCTGCAGCAGCTTGCGTTTGCGATTGGTGCTTTGGTAGATACAAGCTATGACCGCCAGCTGTATGTATATCCGGAGCAGACAGAAGTGACGGCAGAATTTACTGGACGGGATATCTTTCTGGGTCTCACTGTGGATCACAGTGAAATGGTGACGGGAATCCGGCTGTATGCACACAGCTATATACCGAGCCAGGAGTCAGCAGAGCTGTATAAGGGAAGCTTAACAGGAGAAACTAAGCTGGAGTTTTCCGAACCGTACCACAGTCTGTCGATCACAGGCGGTACTATAGGAAAGCACGGGGCCAATTATGCATATATCACTTCTAATGGCGGAGAGGTTGTCTTGACGGGGCTTAGATATAACCACAATACGATTACTCTCTTAAAAGAGAATCCAAAGATTACCCAGAATAAAAATATTGCCGAGGTAAAAGAAGCAACCCTTGTCACCATGGAAAATGCGCAGGCAGTATTAAACAGGGTATATGATTACTACAGCAATAATGAGAGTGTCAGCTTCCGGGCGGTTATCAACGATCAGGAACTTGGGAATCGGGTTCGGGTAACAACGGGATTTAAAGGCACAATGGAAGGGATGATCCGGAAACTGGATATGAAATTTTCACGGAGAAAAATCACAGCGGAGGTGACAGTGGGATGAGTACAGTGCTGAACACATTGATCACAGATCGGACCAGTGCAGACCTTGCAGCAGATCTGGATAAGGTCTATGCAGATTATATCTGTCTTAACCGGGTAGAGCAGGCCTGTGCTCTTCTGGCACAGCGGTTTGGCGTAGATATAAAAACCAAGGAATGGAAGATGGAGGACTACCGTACAGATACAGAAATGGCCCGACTGCTCGAAAATATCAAAAAGGTGAGAGCAGCATATTTTGTAAAGTCCAGTACCCCACCAACTCCGGTAAAGATCACATATGATAATATTTATCAGGCCAATGATATTGAACAGATATTAAAGGATCTGGGAGATATGTATGACAGTATGATATCAGGGCAGAGGCGGTTAGGCTTTCATCTGGGGCGGAAGATGATGGGAAACAGGAGGTAAGACATGGCATTAAAAACAGATTTCAAGGATGATATTTTTGAGGGAAACAGGAAGTATAAGCTGTCCCAGGATGGTACGGGAAATACTGAGATTCAGGATGTGACGGTCTATAGTCAGGAAGGCGACCTGTTCACAGCTGAACATATCAACGCCACCAACGAGGCAGTAAACGGTCTGTCAGAGGATATGGTAGACCTAAAAAAATCTGTCAGTGATGGAAAAACACAGGTTGCCGCAGCCATCACTGCGAAACGGGTACCTACAGCGGCAACCGCAACATTCAGGGAGATGGCGGCCAATATCGGAAAGATTGTCCTGGGAAGCGGCAATGCGGTGCCGTCGGATGTTCTGGCAGGTAAGACGTTTACAAACAACGATGGCAAGGAATATACTGGCACCATGCCCAACCGTGGCGATTACAACGGCTGGGGCAACAGCAAAGGTAATGATGCAGGCAATCAGAGAATGTGGGTCCGGCTTCCGGGCGGTTATTACAACGAGAATGCAGAAGTATATCTGTCATGGGCGGATATCCGTAATATGGCAGGGATTACAGCGGCGAAGATCAAAAAAGGCGAATCGATAATGGGTATTATCGGAAGTTTTGAGGGGTGGGTACCAACGCCTCAGGATCTATATTATAACGGTGTAAATGTTGGGGGATTGCAAATCAACTTGTTTGCGCAAGAGAATACCAGACTACTTATGAAAGGCGACTACTCAACATGGAACCATAGAGCTATTGTTTTCCCAAATACGATTGATGTACGAAGTTATAGTAAGTTGATTTTTGAAGGACAATTTCTTAGATATTGGAAAAATGATCCTGATAATGGCATCCCTCCGTCATGGATCAGTCTTTGTCGATATAAGACGTATAATAGTGATGAGGAGATTGCAAAAGTTAAGTGGGATGGAGGATATGGAGCCTCTATTGGAAATTTTCAACTTGACATTTCACAACTCACTACTTTTGAAGCCAATAAATATTATATCAGTATTGGTTATATTGCCAAGGGGACATATATTACCCGCATTAGATTGGAATAAATTAAGCTATATAAATACGAGTAATAGAACCTCTCCAACCATTGGCAGCGTATGGAAACGAGATTTGCGGTGTAAATGTTACATTTCTATTTATAGAAAATGAAAAACCATTAGCTATAGATACATCCCCCAGTTTTATTGAGGAAATAATATTATAATTACTGGTTCACGACTATTGCGAAAGGAGATGATTCAAATGATTACAAAACCAGAAAAGGAGCCAGACGATGGATGAATTAACAAAAGCAGAGCTGGCCCGCATCCGTGACGAGGATCAGCGCCAGAACCGGCGCATTGAGCTGCTGGAGGATATGAGTAAGGTGATCCAGGATCTGGTACTCTCCATCCATGGCCTTGCAAAAGACATGGAACAGATGCTACAGGAGCAGAAGGAGCAGGGGAAGCGACTGGACAACCAGAGTAAGCGTCTGGACGCCCTGGAACGGGAACCGGGCAACACCTACAAGGACATTAAAAAAACAGTAATCACAGCGATAGTAAGCGCGCTTGCCGGATCACTGGCAACCGGGCTTATTTTAATTTTGTCGCAGACTATCCATTGAGAGGAGGTGAGTATATGCTTAAGAACTGTGTATTTAGGGCTGATGTGGATACCATCCGGTGGGTTAAGGCCGCAGGTATCCGTGCGGTCAAGACCATGGCGCAGACATTTGTCGCCACCATCGGCTCGGCAGCGGTCATGGGTGAGGTCAACTGGCCTATGGTAGCCAGTGCATCCGCGCTGTCCGGTATCCTGTCGGTGGCAACATCCATTGCAGGCCTTCCGGAACTGCCAGCCAAGACCTGAGAGGAGGTGATCCATAGGTCTCCCGTCCGGCAGGGTCAGAGCCGGAGCAACTATTACATATCATTTTTGAAAGAGAGGACAAATATTATGGCAAACGCAACAGGAAAGAATCAGGACAAGAGAACAGCAGAGCAGAGAAAGAACGACGCAGCACAGAAGAGAAGACCCAAGGGTGCACAGGATACCACTTTTGTAACCACCGGCCCTGCAACCGGCAAGGAAGATGAGCGGGCGGTAGGCACGGAAGATAAGTAAGCTGTGCGACGTCGCAACGCAGACAGACCCCAGGGAAATCTCTGGGGTCCTTTTTAGTTGGAGGTGACCAATGGTTACAGCAGTATTTACAGATAACGATGATTACGCCCGCACCTATGGCCTATGGCAGTGGGATTATGGTCAGCAGCTCAGGATAGAGGGACTGCATCTTCCGACGGCGGTAGAAATCCACTTTGCGCTACAGGAGACCGGTGGTGAGGCCATACCCCGTGTGGGTACTACTAAGGACGGCGTAACAACCGTCACAATCCCGGACAGCATGCTGGAGGGAAATCGTGCGACATGGACGGCAGATAAGGCATATAACATCTATGCGTGGGTATACCTGTCGGATAAGTTATCCGGTGAGACAATCAAGCGGATTACCATGCAGGTCAAATCACGCCCCAAGCCGGAAGCGTTCGAGGCACCAGGAGACGGTGAGATTTTTCGGGAGGCCATCGAGGCCGTGAATGACGCCGCCAAACGGGCAGAAGAGGCTGGTGATAAGGCCGCAGCCGCTGCGGATGATGCCAGAGGAGCAGCCGCCCAGACAGCGAAGCATCTGGAAGCCGTACAGGGGCTTGCAGAACAGGTAGAGACCAATGCCGATACCGTGGCACAGGATAAGCAGGCAGTAACAGGGATGCTCTCTCAGGCACAGCAGGAGGCCTCAGACGCGGCGTTATCAGCACAGGCGGCTAAGTTATCAGAGACAGCCGCAGCACAGGCACAGACGGGCGCTGAGGCGGCTGAGG